TGAGCAAACTATCCATTACCCGGCTAAGATGAATCTAGCCGGCGAGCTTGAGCCTCTCCATCAAACAATGGGCCAACTTATGGGTTCGACTTTGTCCTTCCCAATTTTGTGTGCAGTCAATCTAGTTGCATACTGGGCCGCACTTGAGGAATATACTCATCGCACTTTGCATCCTCGGGATCTTCCCGTCCTTGTGAATGGTGATGATATCCTCTTCCGGTGTAACCAAGATATGTACAAGATTTGGCTTCAGAATATCCATGATGTCGGATTCTCGCTATCGTTGGGTAAGAACTATGTACATCCGTCCATACTCACAGTAAACTCTCAAGTTTACCATTATACAGCTCCGGGGACCTTTCATAAGATCCATTATTTCAATACCGGACTGTTAACGGGGCAGTCCAAGGTGACTGGTCGTGAGACCGCTCGCCTGGCTCCCGTGTGGGCTCTGTACAATGAGGTAGTCGGTGGTGCGGTGGACCCCGTGAGGGCTCATCGGCGCTTCCTTCACTATCACAAGGCAATGATTGCATCAGTATCACACATGAACGATACAACAACGTTCAACCTCGGTATACCCTTTCAACGGGGTGGCCTTGGATTCTTGATACCTGATGGGGTGACGAATCACGTCACATCCTTTCAACGTCGCTTTGCTTCTTACCTTGAAAGCAAGTGCAGGGAAGATATGCTATTAGGTAGTGAGCCCAAATTGCTCCTTGGTCTTGTGACCGAGTCCCGAAAACGGGAAATTGCCATCAAGCATACCCCTGTCCTTGAATTCGTTCCATCAATTGGACCTTTGAATATGAATTACTCTTTGTACGCCCCACTTGTGTACCGACCTCCACCTCTGTCCCAACCAGTCGATCCCGAACGTCCTGAATTATCAGTCAAGTTTCCTCGCAAGAGGAATATGAAAGAATTCAGGTCGGGGACCTACCGGCGGATGTCGTCGAACGACATACACGAATGGCCATATAGACTCGCTGAAGTTCATACGGATGTTTCCGATGATACCGAGAGTCTGGCGTCTATGATTGTGACTGCATGATTCATGCAGTGTTGGTGATCCACCAGATGTTTCTGGGGTTCTGAGATTCACCGCCCAAAACGGTGGTGCCCCTTCCGGGCACCTCAATACTTCCGTGCTAAATCATTGGTTTCTGCTGGTCAACCGACCAGACGCAGTGGCACAATGCCGCTGACCTCTGTAAATGCCGACAGACTGCACGGGTGGGGTGAATGTGGGACTATTGGCCAAAGTTGTGGCCTATCTTTGCATGAAGGGTGTTGCGCTGGGTTTCGACCCTGTTGAGTGGAGCCTTTATTGGCTACTGAGCGCCCCGTGTCTCGATGGAGAAAACCATCGTCAGGCCATGTAATTTGATAGTTTGGGTCGCGTGACCCAATAGATAGTCTCATTCTACTAACTCAGGATGTACAGTCGCGGTCTATCATGAACCGGGATCCCATACAATCATGAAGAGTAGTAAATTGAAATCTTCGACTACTTCTCGAAAGCAGTCTAAGAATGTCCCGCCTGAGGAGGCGAAGGGTGCTTTTGTTGCAACTGCAACAACTCAGCGCTCAAATCGACCTAAGGGTCTTATGGCTCCGAACCAGTATTCTCGACGTATCATTCATCGGGAGCTTGTTGGCTCTGTGAATGGTTCCGTTGCATTTGCTGTAACGGAATATCATCTGAATCCTGGTATCGCTGCCACATTTCCCTGGCTCTCAACTCAAGCTGTTGGTTGGGAACAGTATCGTTTTGACCGACTCTCATTTGAGTTCGTCACACGTACTGCTACCACCACTCTTGGTTCCGT